AGCGGCTTTAGCGAGGCCTTGCCGCATTTTGCCGGCCGACTCATCGACTTTCTTTAGGCCGGCCGCAGCCATAGCAGTATCGGCAATTACCTTAACTCTAAGGATTGCTTCACTTGCCACGGCGCCGCGCCTTTCTCATCTTTGCGGCTTGGTCATTCAATAGTGTTATCGCGGTAGATAGGGTTTCGTCGGTTTCGGCCCACCAATCTGCCGGCGCCGTGCCGGTTGCTAACGCTATTTCGATGATTAGCCGGGCTCGAGACCCGGCTGGATAGGGAGTCCTAATTCGGTTACGTCTTCCTCATCGACTGCGGCAACGTCTAAAACCTCCGCCTCCCACTTTTCGAAAGTGTAGGCCGGGTCAATTGCGCCCGTCCGGCGTGCCGCAGACCACGATAGGAAAGTGAGCCACAAGAATGCGGCCTCATCGAATTTCGGCCACCTATGCTTTACCCGTGTCCTATCCCATAGCACTAGGTCACGGTTATCGGTTTGAATCTCGAGCGGTTCGTGGCCTTCCCGGATTACCTTGACGCGCGGGCTGGTTAGTTTCACGTCACCCATATCTAGATTCCTCTCACTGTGCTAAGCGCCTTATTCGCGGAATCGGTAAACACTCGCATAATCAGCGGTTCCGCGTTAGCCAGCGCCGGCCTCAGAAACGGCTGGGCCGGGATATTGTTTCCGCCTCCGTATTCGGTTACTGCGGCATACGGGAGAGCGGAGGTCACTTCCACTGTCGGGCCGCTCACAGCGGCTCTGAGGCTTCCGGCTAGCCGGCCGGTACGGACGGGCGCCCCGGAGCGTCCGCGCGTCTCTAACAGCCGTCCGGAGTCCTGTAGCGCGTCCGTAGGTTCCCGGATGCGCTCGAGAGCGCCGGCAAGGGTGATGCGGAGGCGTGCGAGGCCTTCCACCTCCACCCTTTCCGGCATTACGCGGCCGGCGCTTCCGCAGTCTTGCTAGCCGTCCGGTTTCCGTTTCCGGAGGTGGCTTCCGCCTCTGTTCCGGTTACGCCTCCGTAGGTATAGGTAGGCGCTCCGACTAGCGCAAATTCGAAATCGCTTGTCATGGTTTCGCCGGTAGTGTCACCACCGAAATCGAGCGGATCGATAATCAATTCACCGGCCGCTACGGTGCCGGCATCGTCGGAAGGCGTATACGAATAAGACTGCTTAGTGCCCGGTGACGCCTGGGAGAGCGCAAAGAAACCCGTGGATTCGGCAATATCCGTGTCCATATTGCCGCCTAGAGTGTAGGTATACTTCACGGCTCCGGGCCTTACCGTGCCGCAGAGTTTCGTGGTGTCGTCCGCCTGTTCCTTATCGGCAGAGATAACCGCGTTATTCACCAGGCATGAAACATCGATTTCTGTCCCGGTGGCTCCGATCTTTAGGACGCCCGGACCCAGCAGGAAAGGTTCACCGGCCATTGTTACTGTCATGCGTCTATTCCTTATCTGTAGGTGAACCGGAGCCGGAGGCCCGGCATGGTTTGCCTATCTTGAAACGGGATTAGTACGGGCTCCGCGAAAGTGACCACGCCGATTCCGGTTAGCGCTTGCGCGACGGTATCCACGAAAGCGTCACCCTGGTCTACCGTGTCCGCGATATATGCGGCCGGCAGGGTGACTAGGATTTCATAGGTTCTAACCGCTGTTTCGCAGAGCCGGCCGTTATAAGTGTTTTGCACCCAATTAGGCCAAGCCGCGCCGGCAACCGGACTATCCGGGTTCACCGGATATGCCGTGATGCCTTCCACTGACTGTAAGGCGCTAACAATCGCGGAGCGGGCGGAGCCGGCGCGGCCGGCCGGCGCGGACAGCGAAACCGCGCCGTTTCTTAGACTCATGCCAGCACTACCTTTCGATAGGCCCTTTCGTGTTCCTCCACAAGCGAATCTAGGAAAGGTAGCCGGGCAGGCCCGTATTCGGAGGCGTCTAAACCGACCATCCCTAGCGGCAGATTCCGTGCGGCCACTTCCCTTTGCACGCGCCGCAATAGCGCTTGGTCTAGGGCCGGCGCCGGGTCTGTTTCCGGGATATCGCATCTAGCCGCCTGGTCTGCGGCGCACGCCTCGAGCATCCGGCCTAAATCCTCATCGGATAAGGCTGTTGCCGGTATCGCTAGATAGGCGCGCGCCGTAGCCAGGTCGATCACTATTCGCCGGCCTCTTGAACGGCGCTTACGCCGGTAATCTTCGAGAAATGGGTAGGCGCCACGTTAAGGAAGGCGGCATATCCCGCGAATCCGACCAATTGCCCTAGAACGTCCGGTTCCTGCACTTGCATTAGACCATCTACGTCTTCGTACCATTCCAGAACACGGGAAGGCCCGACCACCATTGTCCCGGCCGGGAAATGCGCATCGACAACTAGCCGCAAACCCAGCGGGTTTCCGCCCGGACTCGTGACCGAAAGGGTAGGGAATGACGGATTACCGTTAGCGCTATTCGTCATTCCGCCCATAGCCGCCCACTGATCCGGGCTAACCCAGATAGTGTCCGGCAGCAATTCACCGTTGGTTACGGAAGCGGCCGCCGCGTCATAGAGGCCGCCGATAAGTGAGGCGCCGGTGGTGCCGCCCGGCACGGAATCTGCGGCCGCCACGGAGGCAAGGAATTGGGTGCACGCATCGGCACACGTTCGAACCGCGTAAACGAATGCGAAATCGTCAAACACTAGTTGCAGAATTCCGGGACTAGTCCACTTAATATCCTGCCGGGAAATATTCAAATGCCCGGCATAGGTGGCGGCAGTCACCGGCAACAGGCCTACGGTCATCTTCTGGCTAGCAGTCAAATCCTTTTCGGCCGCTTGCTTTTGAATGTCCACGTGCTGTTGCACCAATGGCCGATCAAACTTTCCGGCCGGCAGAGCCTTCCGGGTAATCGAATTGATAAACGGCCGGGTGGAGTCGATATTGTTAACTAGCGGGCCGACAATCGGCCGGGGCACGATACCCGGATTATCGGCTAGTTTCTGGTGAGCCGTGGCGCGGCTAAGCGCTTCGATAGCCTCCGGGTCGCGCATCGTCTGTGCCCGATGCACCGTAATTGCATAATCAGCGATGGTCGGGAATTCCCGCGCGATATCGTATTCCGGCTCCGCTTCCTTGCCGGTTGTCTTCACAGCCGGCGCGGCCGGCACAGTCGCCCGGAGTTGCGCCACCTTGCCTGCCTGCGTCTCGAGGCCGCTGTAATGTTCAATAGCGGTCTGCAAATCGTCAAGCCGGGCCTTATCGCGGTTAACCTGCTTTTCCTCCGCTTCGGAAACGTCTCTGTTTTCCTCTGCGGCGCGGTTAATGAGGGAGTCGATACCCTCGCGCAACTCATCGAATTCCCGGTTAAGCCTGTCAAGATATGCACCCATAACGGGTCACCCTTCCGAATAAGTAACGGTCTATTCATTCGGGCCGGGTGGCGGCTCATGAGGCCGGGTGGCGGCTTCCGTGACAGGGTGGCGGCTCGAGGCCGGGTGGCTGTTCTAATTCGGCACGTTATACCCGGCCGGCCGGCCCGTAAAGGGTTGCGCCATATGGGTCTGCGGCAGAGAGCCTTTCGGCCGGCTCTGTGCCGACGCCTCGAAAGGCCACGAAACAGTGTTGCCGGAAACGGACGCGGCCTCCGTTATTGCGCGGGCCGGGAACCGCCCGGTGGAATTCCACGGAGATAAAAGACACGGCATCCGACGCCTCGAGCACTCGAGGGAACCAGAGAGTTTCCGACAGACATAAACCCATAATGACGGCTGTAGGGTGCCGCCGATACCGCTCCGCCCAATAAGTGAACTCCGACCACGGAGGGTTGCAAAACACTAAACCGAACCACGGCAGGAATAGCCCATCGTCGGCCGGCGTATAAAACTCTTCGGCCGGCACGTGCCACGGACCCTCGAAAGGTGAAGCCGGGTCAAGATCGAACTCGAGGCCCATCGCATCGAATATCCACTTAGGTGTGTAGATATCGTCAGACGTTTTCGCGTAGGCGTCGCCCGGCAAATCGAAAAGGGTATTTAACACCTTGCCGGCAGACTCTCGAGGTAGGCCCGCAACGCATCCCGTCTAGGCGTAGGGCTAGGCGCTACCGTGAGGCTGTGGTCACGCGCGACTAGGACGCCGGCTCCGGCGTACTGCGGCGCCGCTGTAGCCGCAACGTGGGAGAGGCCGCAGGCCTCACGGTAGACAACCCTTTCACCTAGCGCCGTCATAATTGACGTGGATCGATAGACGCGGGTGGAAACAGACCATCCGGTCAATTCTCCGGCGCGCGCCTTTTCCGCGTCCGGGTGGCTCCGGTCAAGCCGGAACGATGCGAACAGGCCGGCGTCCGTTTCCCGCAAACCGATACAGCGCCCGATATATCGGTCTCCCTCATCGCCGAAATGACCCACCATTAGGTTTACCCAGCGGCCGCCTTTCTGACAGTCGCGGGAATAGGCGCCGGCGCTGAAAGCCTCGAGGTAGGTTGTCGCGCCTCCGTCGTCGGATACCGGGTTAGGCACCCCGTAGGGCACGGCTAGCCCATCGACTGTCCAGCCGTCTCCGGACGGCTCGAGCGGAGCGGTAGCCCGGTTAATCAGCAATTCACTCATTTTAGGTAACCTCGATGGGAGTCAATTCCGGGACGCCGGCAGGCGTCTCATTAGGCACGGTGGAGGCCTCGAGCGGCGCCCGGCCGATAACCGCGCGCGCCTCATCGACAGTGAGGAAGCCGGCCGCGATAGATGCCGACAGAACCTCCGTAGTGGTTTTCTGATCCGCGCGCATCCGGCCGGCGTAATCCCACGCCACCCGCGTGCCTCGAGGCATAAGCCACTTTGTAAAGGCCTCAGATATCGGCTCCGAATAACGCATGACACTATCCCGCACGAATTCGATATCCGCGGTTTCAATATTCTGGTACGTCATAGACGGGCCGGCTAACCCTAGTTTGTAATTCGGGATTCCTAGGATCATCGCTACAGCGGCCGCATTCCACTGCCGGCTTTCGACTAGTTGCGCCTGCTCCGCGTTAGACACAATCGGAGTTAAGACATACCCGGTGGGCATAACCACCGGCTCACGGGTACTCGTGAGCGCACGCCACTTGTCTTTCAATTCCTGGGCCTGCTTATCGGTCAAAACCGTTGGCGACTGTAGGACGGCAGGCGGCAGAGTGCCTCCGGCAAAATATTGGCCGGCGTGATTCTCTGCCGCTACCGCTCCGCCCAACCACTCCCCGTATTGCGATAGGACGCCTCTGCCGAATACCTCACCGGAGCGGTTACCGGCAGAGACGTGCAACAGCGAACTAGCGTCTAACAATTCTCCGTTAACCGTGAAAGACCAGAGGTTAGTTTCCGGATCGACAATCACCCATACATCATCGGCCGGCAAAGGCACCAGCCAGCCGGGCCTCAGCGTACGGAAATCGATATCGCCGAATAGCGCAAAGTGATTCCCGTAAAGGATTAAATCCTCCGCGGCCGCATATTTATAATTCCACGGAGGCACGGTCGGATCAGGGTCCGTCAAGACGGCCGGCTGGTCTGCAAGCCGGACGTTCACGCCTAGCGCCTCATCCCAGCGCTGTGCGCGCCACGTGGTCTCCGCGATAGTCGATCCGAGCAACGCGACACCCCGCCCGAACGCGGGAAGGCCCATAGCAGACGCCTCAGAGGCCCACAGAGGCTCGAGCGGGTACGGGTCGCCCGTCAGGTAAGCCCACTCCCTGCTAGGGCCTCTAATCGCCGCTTGTGCGCTTGTGACGCCCGGTAGCCGGCGCCGCGCCGCCCGTTGCCGCCTATCCCTGTCAAGCCGGGTCACTGTGCCCATATCGCGGTTCCCTAATAGACGTAAAAATCTAGCGGCTTTTCGGCCGGAATAGCCGTATCGGTTACCGCCCATGCGGCGGCATGCAAGAAATCTGCCCGAATACCCTTATGCGCCTGCGTCAAAGCGCCGGAAGCGGTAGGCGCCAACATCACGGTTGCCGCCTGCCGGTTAAGCGCCTCATCGCCCGAATGGGCAAGCCGGCCCGCTCGAGCAAGCGAACGCAACAGCGAAAACGCCTGCCCGGTTATCTCCGTGGAAACCCGCGACACTTCCGCACGCGGACACCACTCCGACGCCTCACGGGTCGAAAGACTCCGCCCGACCAACAGCCGGCAATTCGGCCGCGTGCCGATAGTGAAAGACGCCCACGAGAAAGCATCTTGCACAGAATCGAAAGCGCCACCCCACACTAAAACCCGGCCGTCCGGCAATTGACAGGCAGCGGCGCCGGCCGCTCTCAGGCCAAGATAATCCGCAACAGCGACCGTTAACGGAATACCCTCCGCAGGCGCCGCGTAAAGGTCGGTTAAGTGTGCCCACGCGTCTGAGTCAATTAAAGGTTCCACAGCCGTGTTATCGGTAATCTGCCGCAAACGCCATATGTTGAGGTATTGCGATTTGAAACCCTCCACCGGGTCGTCTTCGTCCGGATCATCCGAACGACCCAAAGCTTGCCGGGATTTCTTTTCAATAAGCCGTTGCCGGCCCGGAGTCCAATGAGGCGACGCGAGACGCCACCCATCGATATCGTCAATATCGGAATCACGCGGCGCCGACCACTCGAGCAACAGGGACGACGCCTCCGGGTTCCCGAAATCGCGCATCATGCCGGCCCGTCTCACCGGCACCAGCGGAGAGCAATACCGATGCGCCGTGGAAAAGAAAATCAATTGCCCGAATTCCTGCTCCGTCAAAGTCGGTTCAATACCGTCTTCCACAATGCGCGGTTCACAACCCCACGCCTCATCGACTAACGCCAGAGTCGATGCATAACCATAAACCGCAGACTTAGCCCTAATCAGCCAACGGTCGCCGGCCTCCGACATAATTTCCTCATGCCCATTCTGTTCCCGCGTCTTCCACCCGAAATCCCTAGCCCAAATACGGGCCGGCCGTTGAATCTCCCGACAAATCGCAAGATCCTTCGCCGTATGCAAAACCAATTGCTCGAGGCCGCCGAAACAAGCCCTACCCTCCGGGCTAATCCGCCACAACGCCAATTCCCTAAGCGCAACAGACTTACCGACCTGCCTCGCAGTCGATAAAAGCGCATCCACCCAGACAAGATGCCCGTCGTTATCGAACTCGAGCAAACGCATAAGGGCAAGCCGTTGCCACCACCGGAACTCAATACCCCGCGAGGCCGCAAACCGAAACACCTTAGGCCCGTGAGAACCAACAGCGGCCGAATGAGGCGGAGACATAAGACGCGGCCACGTCGCATTAGCCGGAACAGCCCGCAAATCGTCAAGCCACGGCGCGATATCCCAAACCGGGTTATCGAAATCGGGCGTAATAGGCTCCGGGATATCGATAATCGGACTATCGCTATCGAAAGGCTGTTCGATTCCGGCTGATTCTGGTGTAGGACGGATGACTAAGTCGCGGAGCGCCGGCACGACCGAATGTTGGGTAAAAAACTCAACTTTATTTTCTTTCGGCTCGATATCGTTATCCGAATTTCTCGAGCGCAATTCTTTTTGTAATTGCTGCCTTCCGTATTCGGTTATTGCGGCGCCTAGTTCGGCTCCGGCTTTCTCATTGCAACTAGCGTGGGCCGGCCGCACAATATCGTCTTCGCCTGTTGCTAATGAGTGAGGGATACCCACGTGGTCTAATTGCCAACGGTCATAGGGGTTGATAGGTAGGCCGCAACGCGGACAGTCAACGGGTAGGCGAGACTGCCAGCGTTTGCGTAGGGCTTGCCATTGTCCGGAGGTTAGGCGGATTCCACCGGCGTGTGTCTTTGCACGGGTGGTCTGGTGAGGCTTGCGTCTGCGTGCGATGCGCCTCATCCTCTGCCTATCTGTGTCGGTTGTCCACAGTCTCGAGCGCCGGCCTAGCCGTAACAGGTAACCGTTACTGCCGGTAAGTGGGTAGTGGTTATGTCTGTGGTTCTATGTAAGTAGGCCTGACACTGTTGTCAGGCTAATTTACCGTGTTTGTCAGGCTAACCCTGACACCACTGTCAGGTAGAGCCTGACACTGTTGTCAGGCTATGCACAGATAGGCCGCCTGTTATCCACAGCCTGTGGATAGATAACGTCACACCTTTAGCCGAACACGTCAGGCACCGTAATTAGGTAGGCCTGCCGCCTGCCGGCGCCTGCCTTGCCTAGCGTTTCGATATAGCCGGCGTCTGTTAATTCGGCTATGACACGGGCCACGGCCCGCTCTGCGGCCGGCGTATAGACGGGATAACCTAGGGCACGGGCCAACATATCCCACCCGCCATAGTAGATATTTGCCTCGATATCGCCTTTAGGTTCGTCGCGTGAGATAGCGGCCATTGTGAGTAGGCCTATCGTGCCTTTGTCTGTTGCCGTCTTTAAGGCGCCTAGGGTTGCTAGGTTTACGATTCGCGTACACAGCCGGCCGCCCACTATTACGGGTCTTTTCGTTCATAGTGGGTTGCCCTTTCTACCTCGAGCGAGCGGACTAACTCACAGCGCCGGCAGAGCGCTCCGGGCGTATCCCAGGACGTGATGGTGCCGCACCTAGGGCAACGGTTCCCGTTGCGTGTACGGGCCGCGTGAGGCGTCCTGGTGACGTTTCCGTGGGCTGTGAGGCACGGTTCACCGGGTACGGCGCCGCATACGGGACACGGGTACGTCTCGAATATTGTCCGCCATATCGATTTGTCGTTAGGGCCGGGCATGAGGCGGAACCTTGATTTCGTCGTCTAAGACTTTTTCGGGCGTTTCCTTGACCCGGTAGAGGGTTACCCAGCCGCGTTTCTCACGGGTTGCTAATAGCGGCCGGGCGCCTCCCTGTAGGGCCTGTTCCCGTATTGCTTGCCGCTCGAGGGGTGGAATATTGCCGGTGGTTTTACAGGCGATGAGTAACGGCTTTTTGTCCCAGCGGAGCGCTATTAGGTCTGCGGCGCCGTATGAGCCGGCCGCACGGATCACTACCCAGCCTAGGTCTATTAACGCGGCTTTTGTTTGCCGCTCGAGGTAGTCGCCTCTGTCTTTAGCCCGGTTCGGCATCGACTAGGCCCGGATATACGTAAAGTGGTCTAATCGATTCGGGCGCCGGCTCCGGGTTGTGTCTGTCTTCCGGGCGGTATCCGCCTAGGTTGTGCATCCACGTTTCGTCGTTTTCGAGCCGGCTGATTCCTTCCCGGCAGATAGCGCATTTCGCTACCTGGATTCGAGGCGCTTTCACTTTGCCTTTTCCTCCGCTAGCGCGCCCACTGCGGCTACATAACGGGCCTTTGCCCGGCTGTGGATGGGCCGGGCCTTTTTGCCCGTGTTTTTGCCGGTTCCCTTATGCCGCTTGCCTCCGTTGGTGTCCGCGTATCGATCCGGATATGAGGCGCGCCTAGGTGAGCCTTTCGGGTCACGCGGCACAGAGAGGCGGAGCGGGCCGGGCGTTGCGGACGCGGTTACGTCGTGGGCCGCGATTTCGCGGCCGGCTTCTTTGTTCAATTCATAGCGGACGGCATGAGCCGGCCGGCCGGCATCGTCGAGCGCATCGACAATATAGACGCGCGTTTTAATGGTGGAGACTAGGTAAACAGGGTGCGGGAAAACGTGCCGGTTTCTCTGCGCCCGAATACAGCGGGAATTCATGCATTCCAGGTCGTTTCCGGGAATTGCTTTGAGTATGTCGCCTAGGCCGCGTTCCACGATAACCGCGTCTGTTGCATCATCGTAGGGCACTAGCCATTCTCCGATTCGTACCCGCCTGCTAACCATTGTTTTCCTCCGTTTCTTCCTCCGGTTCCGTACGTGCGCTGGTGATAATGAACGCCGGCTGTGGCTTTGTTAGGTCGATATCGAAAGCGAGAGCGCCGGACTCGAATTGGCCTAGTACGTCTAGGGCCTGTAGGCCTTCCGCGCGGGTGAGTGTTTTCGAGGTATCGACGGGCCGGCCCAGAATTGCGGCTAGTAGCGCGTGTCTTTCTTCGGGGGTGGCTACGGTGCCTAGTTCGCGGGTAAGGGAGGCCTGTAGGGCACGCATGGGTGCGGCGCCTAGTAAGGCCGGCCCTACTCCGGAACCGTCCGGTGGGGGAGGCGGTTCCGGAGCGGGCCTCTCCGGCTCCGGCGTAGGCATCGGAGGCGGAGGCTCGAGTGGTAGCGGTCTGTCTTCTGTGTCTACGCGCGTCGGAGGCGTCTTCCTAGGCCTTCCGGGCCGGCGCTTGACCGGAGGCGCCACTGGCGGTTCGGGAGGCGCTGTGACGGCTTCCTCTACTGCCTGCCGGGCCTCTGCGGCGCGTTGCCCGGCTAGGGCTTCCGCTTCCTCATCGGTTAACCATCGGGCCGGTATCTCTCGAGCCGTGCGCTCTGCGTCTGCGGCCTCTGCCTCTGTCATAGCCGGTAGCGGCACGTCTTCGGCCGGCTGTGCCGGCGCCTTCCGCTTCCGCTGTAGCGCGGGCCGGCGTGCCTGTTCCGGTTCCGGTTCGGGCGCACCCCAGCCGGCGTCTGCTTCCGTATCGTCTTCGGCTACGTAACCTAATCCCTTGATTACGTCCGGGAATAAGGCGCGGGCTAAATCTCCGGTTGCACGGGCTACCAGCATGGCGCGCGGATATGTCTGCCAATTGCGTCGGCTTAGTAGGCCGGCGCTCCGCGCCATGTCTAGTGTCCACTCCACCGGGTAACGCTCTGATTCGGGCCGGCCGCGCCGTAGCCCGGATACGCGGCACCTAGTGCCGGTGGCTTCGTGGATAGTGACTGTGTGCCCGGCCCGGTAGATCAGGGCACGCATGAGTTCGCTCGAGGGAGACGGGCGCCCATCGACAATATGCATTCCCTGTAGGGCTTGCATAGGCGTAACGCCTATTTCCATCCCGTACATAATCAGAGCGGTTACCGCTTCGGGCCGGCCTCTAATCGCGGCCGGTACGAATTCGGTATCCGATACGGCTTGACTCATGCGGCCGGCAAAAAGTAGGGCTTCACCCCAGGCGGGAATGTCTAGGGCCGGCGCGTTATCGACTAGGGCTAACTCTGTCACGGCTCGAGCGTTTCTCTGCGGTCTAGCAATACTGCGGCCGCGAGTGCCAGGGATAGTGTCCGTTCGGCATCTTCCCGGTTGCCGCCTTCCCGGAGGATTCGCACGGCGCGCCGGATGCCCACGTCTAGGATATATTCGGCGGACGGCAGTAGCGTGGTCACCGGATATCCCTAGGGTCGAAAGGCTGTGCCGATACGGCTACGGGCTCCGGCTCCGGCTGTGCGTTTTCCGCTTCCTGCGAGGCCTCCACTAGCGCCTCATGACAGGTGAAGAATTCTCGAGGCGCCTCCGGGCTATCGCCGGCCGGGCCTGCCGCGTCCGCGTGACAGATACAAACCGCATATCCGCCCGTGGTGGTGAGGCGCCGCTGATTCTTTTTCGCGTATTTCTTAGCCCGCATTTCGGAGCCGTGCCGCCTGCTGTGTCCGCAGTCTGTGACCGTGCAATTCGGCCACGTGTAAACCTTTGCCATCCTCATGCAACCCTTTCCGGTGGAATCGGTAGCGCCGCTCCGATTGTGTTTTCTCTGCTAAGCCTTAGCCACTTTGCTATTTCGAGTGCGTGCTGGAAGATGCGCCACATTTCGTCGTCGATGCGGCACGGGATTAGTTGCCACTTATCGGGCCGCACCCATAGGGCCGCGCCTCGAGCGATAGGCGGCATTAACATATCCCGGTCACCTATTTGAATATGGGTGGCGTGCGCGTAGCCGGTGAGTTGTAAAGCGGTTTCGATCCAGACTCCCGACTGCCCGGTTTTATAGTCGATTATCCAGCGTTCCCGGTCTTTCATTTCGCACACTAGGTCAAAGGTGCCGGCGTACCTTAATTCTTCGTGGAAGACGGGCGCCTCTACTAGCGCGCTATCCGGGCTCACGTTCCACGCATCCATAAACCGTGCGGTCTGTTCACCCATCCGGATAACATCATCCGAATAAACCTCACCCGTTAAAGGGTCTGCCGTGTCCACCGGCTCTCCGAAAATGAGCCTTTCCGCTATGGAATGCACTTGCTTCCCGGCTAACGCGGAGGCGTCGCGTTCCCGGTTTGCGGCGCCGGCGCATTCCCGCACCCATGCGGCCTCACCTAGTACGGGTACGGCTTCCGTGTTTGCTAGCGCCCAATTAGCGGCCGCTTTCGCGGCCCATCCAAGTAGGCCGTCTTTTCCGCCTACCGCGTTTTTCACTGTCGAGACGGATAGCACCCTTTCTCCGTCTAGGCTGTAGGTGTGCCAGCGGCCTCCGGTATCGACTACTAGCCGGCTACTCATCTGACTCCGCCTTCCGCCTCATCTGGGTCCGCCACGATTCCTAGCGGCCGCTTAGGCGCGAGGGTTTCCGGGTTAGGGATATCCGGGTTTACCGTATGCATTTCTACGATCCGGGCTAGGTGCTCGTCTGATAGGAAATATCTGCCGCCTACCCGCAAATGCGGCCATAGGTTGCGCCGGCATTTTTCACGGAGCGTCATACGGCCTACATGCAATTTAGGCGCGGACTCATCGACGGAGTAATAACGCACGTTTTCCGGCTTTCCGTCCGGCGCGATAGACGGAAAGTAAACAGGCATAGCGGTATTCCTTCCCGGAGTAGATAGCGGCGCCCGTGTTTGCGGCGCCTCCGCCTCTCATGAGACACCTTGCCAATAGCCAGGTCAAGGCCTACGGGCGCGGTTACCGGGACGTAACAGGAACCTGTTATCTGCCGGAGGCTTCCGGGCACAGCTGGGTCACACGAGCCTCACCACGCCGGCCCGATTCCTAGCGCTCGAGGCCGCTCCGCGTTACCGTGAGACTCGAAACGCAGCAACTCCGCTACGTAAGGAAGGAACAGCATGGCTAAGACGCGAGAGGCGCCGGAGAGCCTTGACGCCTTTATTTCGGGCCTCACAGACAGAACACTTGCCTGCCGGGAACTAGGTCACACGTGGCGCCCGAACACAGTGACCTGGGAGGCAGACTCCGGCACCTATCACCGGACGATGCGCTGTCCCGGTTGCCGAACCGTGCGGGTACAGGTTCTAACGCGGACGGGCCACGTGGTGTCTAACGGCTACCGCTACCCGGACGGCTACCTAGCGGCCGGGCTAGGCGCCGGCAACTCTAGAGACGCCTTCCGGGCGGAAGCCGTGCAACGCTTCCTTGAGACTCACTCCGGGCATGAGGCGGCATGATGGCGCAGACGATTGTGACGATTTGTGACGCCTGCCTTGCGGACGGTACAGAGCGGCAGGCGGAGCCCTACAGATTCGCGTTTGCCCAACCTGGGCTGGGGTTCCGGCGCATCCTGACTGATCTTTGCGCGGAGCATGCCGGCCCGATTCTGACTGTGTGGGAGACGGTTCTAGAGGTAGGCCGGCCGGATCAGGATGGGCACGCGCCGGCTAAGGAAGCGCCTGCCGGAGAGCCCGTGTTGTGCCCTATCTGCGGCAAGGCGCTCAAGTCACGCGGCTCTCTGTCTGCGCATACGCGAGGCCAACACAACACGCCTCTAGGTGAGTTGTCCGGCAGGCGCGACGCGCCTAAGGGAGAGCGTCTGTCCTGTCCTGTCTGCGGTCAGGAATTCGACTACGCGCAAGGCTTAGGCCGGCACGTCTCTGCGCTTCACTCCGTCTCGCTTGCGGAGGCGCGGGCTCGAGCCTCTGAGGCGTCCGCGCGTGCCTCTGCGGCCTCCCGTCCGGCAGAGTCCGGCAAGGCCCGGAGACGGGCGCGTGGCGCCTCTGAGACGGCTTCGGAGTCGGAGTGACGCCGGCCGGGTCTGAGAATCGCGCGGAGCCTTCTCACCCGTGCCGGCGTCAACTCCGGGGCATCCGCCGCGAGGCGTGCCGCCCAGGCCTCCGTGCGCTCCGCCTCTGTCACGTCTCGCACAGTGAGCGGGCCGGCGTCCGGATGGCAAACGGCGCCGGCACGCCCACCGGCTCCGGATGCCGCCCGGCGTGGCGCGCGCCGCACGGCTATGCCGGCGCCTACAGCATAGGGAATTCTGTCTGCCGGTGACCGATACCGGCATCCCCGTGCCTTATTGGTATCTCACTAAGCGGACAGATAGAAAGGCCCGGACGGCTTGGAAACCGTCCGGGCCTTTCGCCTATCTCCCCTAGCGCCAGATGATAACTAGGTCTCTCGCCGGGTCAAACTCTGCCGGCTTGCCTCCGCGCCGGCCTACTCCCTTGACGAATACCCACGCGAGGTGGTCGATAACCGCGCGGCGCCTGTCGATATCGGCACTAGCCCACGCGGCCTCCGCCTCCGGGCCTGTCATGCCGGCTAGCACCCTTTCCGGCCGGCGCGCGTCGGTAGCGGCTAGGGCTAGTTGTGCGCGTAACGCGGCCTCCCGTCCGGCTAGCGCCTCCGTCATATCCTTGCGCTCTGTGTCCGTGATTTCGTCTGCGGCCCACTGTGCCGCTATCGTCCGGCGCTTCACCGGGATAGCCGCTAACAGCGCTTCCGCCTCGCGTGCGCGGTCTGCGGCCTCCGTATCGACAAACACGCCGGAAGCGTCGATCCGTGAGAGCCGGTGAATCATGAGCCGGCCCACGGCTGTGTCGATAGGCTCGAGCGCCCGGTGGATATGCCGGCCCGTCTCGCAGGCGTAGGCCACCGGCAGGGTGTCTTTCTTCGGGCCGCTAGGTAGCCGGCCGCGTAGGACGCCTCCACAGTGTAGGCACATGGCGAGTCCGGCTAACTCATATTTGCGCGCGTTAGTGTACGGCTTAGCCGCGCGCGCCTTTTTCGCTTCACCTAGTTTCGCCTTGATAGCCTCATGTTCCGCGACTGAGATAATCGGAGGCCACTCGCCTATGCCGATAACCTCACCCTGGTGGATTCGCAAACCGGCAAGATGCGGGCCGGCTAGGAAGCGGCCCATATTCGGGCCGGACCACGTTCCGCCTTGCGGAGTTTTCACGCCGGTATCGCGGAGCCAGCGGGCTAGGCTGTAAAGGCTCTGCCCGGTGAGGTAGCGGTCTACCAACTCACGCACAATCGCGGCTTCCTTTTTGTCGATACGCAAGCGACCTTTCTTTAGTTTCGCTTTGTACCCGAACCGCTTGCGGCCGCCGTGGGGTTGCCCGGCGCGTGCGGCATCTTCCTTTGCGGATAGTTGCCTCATCGACATTTTCGCCACTTCGTATTCCGCGTTATTGCCGGCGTCTTTCGCGTGTTTCACGTCTTCCGGGTTCCACGGGTCGATGGTGGTCCGGGTAGCGGTTTGAATGATGATAACGCCACCCTGCCGGCACGCTTTAATAAAAGTGTTTACGTCTTCCGACTGCCGGAGCGTACGGTCTAGCAGGAAGATATAGGCGTGGGTGAATTCGCCGGAGGCCACGGCCTCGAGAAAGGCAGGCCAATTCGTGCGCGGCTTCCGCGCGAACTCCGACGCTGATTCGTCTTCGTCCGTGAAAGCCGTAACCGGGCCGTGCCCGTTTTCCTCCGATAGCCGGTTAGCGTCCCTTTCCTGCCGCTTGACGCCACGGGTAACCGCGTAGCCGGCACGCTCTCCCTTAGAGATAGTTAGCCGGGAGACGCGGAAGTATCCGATAGCGCGGGAAGCCCGCTCCGGTGAATTCCGGAGCGGGCTAACAGCGGCTTGCGCGAGGCTCATCGGGCCTCATCCCACGCGAGGATTTCGCCGAATTCCTCCGCGCCGGAGTGGTCTTCGTGGTTGCCGTCGTGCCCTAGGGCAAGGGTGCAAGCGGCCGGCACAGGTCCGGCGTACCGGATGCCGCAGAGGCGGACGCCGGTAGGGGAGGCGTAGCGGCCGGCCGGCTCCGGCTCCGGCTCCGGCCGGCAAGTGTGCCCGTGGGTGACGCTGTAGAGGATTCCGCAGGTAGGGCAAAGGTTCGCGTGCAAGGTCTAGCCTTTCGGTAAGCGTGGCGCCGGCCTCTCCGGCGCTACGCGCCTACCCTAGCAGGCCCACGGCCCTAGACGTATGTTCCGCCTCATCCGACTACATGCCTAGGGCTGTTGCCTCCGTCACTCACAGAGCGGCACTCACGAGCGTAACGACGACGACGACACCCACCAGGGCAAGCCCGGCAAGCGCCGCGAGGAACAGAACCGCGACAATCCACCCTCCGGGCTCATCCATAGCCGGCACGCTACGCCGGAGCCTGCCCGGCCGGCTACTCCCTCCGGCCGCGCCTCCCGTTGCGGTCGCGCCTCATGTAAACCTCTATTCGGTAGCCGCGCAACAGAGCGATAATCAGCACGAGAGACACGGGCGCGAGAATGAAAGCAAGCGCTATTACCACGCTCCGCGTGTCATTCATACGGGTTAGGGCCTTGCCACGGCCGGCCGGCTAACTCCGTACGAATCGACTCCGCTACGGCTTCCGCCTCCGGATCATTCTCGAGCGGAGCAAGGTTCACTAGATACCGCTCGAGAATCACGCGGCTTGAATCTAGGGGTGGAGGGTTAAGGGTCATAGCAGACCAGCGTAAAGGTGAAAGCGTGCCCGTGGTCGGAACAGAGTTGCACGTCTCCGGCCGAATCGAAATAGCGCGCGTCTTTCCCTTGCTTCACTTCGTTACCCCGGTGGCAGGCTAGATCGATCTTCTCGCCGGAGTGATAGCCGTCTATCCGGTTGCACAGTGTTTTAGGGCCGGGTCCGTCTTCGTCGTGCCTCCGGTTCGCATCCCATAGGATCACCCGCGCCTGATCCTTAGCCTGCGCCTTTTCCTTATCGGTTTTGTCGTCCCAATCTTCCCGGCACCACGGAGCCATCCGCGCCTCGAGTTTGTCGATACCCTCTAATTGCGCGTTATGCGTGTTATCGGTTCCCTTAGGCGGCTGGTGTGCAACCCACACCTTTAGCCGGCCGGCGCGAAACTCGAGGATAGACCTAGGCCAATGTTGCCCGGTAGCGCCCGGATTCGTCTTAGTCCACGTTTCCTCACAGTCAAACCATTTGATATCGGAAACCTCGAGGTTCTGTTTCACGTACGCGGCTAGGTTCGCACGGCCCGGTTTAGACGTATTCCGGATGAGTCGATAATCAGGGTCGTCCGGCAGGCTGTAGCCGTTAGCCTCACAGACCGCGAGGATAGCCGGCCGCGCCTCTAACAGCGCTTCAACCTCACGGCTCATTTCGTCATTAGGCCGGTTGTTATCGAGGTTATAGAACGTTAGAGGATATTCGCGGGCCATGTCAGATTGTCAGATTCGCTACCCGTTGCCACGTCTCCCGGATTACTTGCCGGGTAGACTTTTTCTCATCCTTGCCATTCGGCTTGGTAACGGTCGTTTCCTCCGACCAAACCTTATCGACCAGGGGTGGGTTATTCGCGGCGATTTCTTCGGCAACAATATCCCGGAGTTTCTGCCAATCCTCACTAGTCATTTCCTCATCGCCTAAAGGTAGATCGATTCCATTTAGATCCTCTGTCCACCCTAGATAGGTTTGACCCCAATTGCGGACGGGCCAGTTAGTGTCCGTTTCCGACACTTGCCCGGAGGATTGACAATCCGTAGACCGGATATCGTCCGGGCCTTCCGCGTTGCAAACAATATGGCCGTACTTACCGCCCGAATAAAAGACGGGCGCTCCGATAGGCGGGTTACGGTCTCCGGGATGCCTTTTGATAGCGCCGTGCCATGCGTCAATAGCGCTTGCATATAATCCGCCGATTTGCCACGCCTCCGCCCGGACATACTTAAGGCAATAGCCCGGAGGGTAGGTCCGGACCTGGCGCGCATTATCTAGGGCCTGCCGGCCGCTATCGGCCGTCACTGTTGCGCCGCCTTTAGCCGCAACAGCGCGCGGCCTAGCGCATCGATAGCCCGTTTTCTGTCCCCTAGGGTGCGCTCCGGATCATTCAAGATTTCGCGGAGCCGGATAGCGGCTTGCACCACTAGCCGGAAATCGGGTGGGTCCGGATCCTGGGTTTCCGGCCTAGGTGTCTCTGTCGGTTTCGTCATCCTTATTAGCCTCCGGCATTTCTTGTGTGTCCGGCCCGTCTAGGTCTGATTCGGTAGCGGCCGGCGCCTCCGCTTCCGCTTCCACGTGGGCCTGTTCCTGTTCCCTGTCTTCCTCACGGGGGTCTACGGGCGTCTCTGACATTTCTTTTCCTCCCTTTACATTCCCTAGGTGGTTACCACGGGACCGATATCTTCAATTGAAAGCATCGCTGGGTCGAGCGGGGCGCCGTTGAACGTGACTTGCCCGGTACCCGCTGCGCGCAACCCGACGACCGAATATGTGTGCGAGCCGGCCGCAGGCGAGATTTCCGTGACTAGGTGAATATTCAGCCCGAGGCCCGCTGTCACGGGCGGCAGCACGATTCCGCACGCCGCTACTTGTGTCCCATCCTGCCGTACGACAATCACGGGGATATCGCTGGGCACAGTGGATGAGGCCGAACAGCGGGCGAGAATACGGATACGGCGCCCACTGCCTAGTGTGACGGTTCTCTGTAGGGTGCCTAAATCGACACCACCGCCTGTCGATTGTCCTAGTTGAACTGTGTTTTCGATAAAAGCCAACACACCCCACGGCACGCGCGCGTCAACACGTTCGGCTAACGCTTGCATAGCGTTATCACCATCGGCCACCCGGTCTGTTCCTACCGGATAGGGCATCTTTAGGTTCGCGGTAGTGCTACCCATAACAGTGTTCCTATCCCCATACTGTCGTGTTTGTAAACAGGGTGCCTATAGGCGTAGCCGGCCATGCGCCTGCCGCTTTAGGCCCGTACATTTTCCCGGTAGCGGTATCTAGGTATATCGATCCGTCTAGGCCTACGCCGGCCGTAGGCGCGCCGGAGCCGGAGAGGAAAGTGGAGGCGCCGGACGGGCCGGTGGCGCCTTGCGGGCCGGCCGGGCCTTGCGGCCCGATATTGCCTTGCGGGCCTTGCGCTCCGGTATTGCCGGTGGTGCCTTGCGGGCCTTGCGCGCCCGTGTCTCCCTTATCGCCTTTCGGGCCTTGCGAACCTATGGCGCCGGGTACGCCTTGCGGGCCTTGCGGGCCGGCTGTGCCGGGCGTACCGGCCGCGCCCGTGTCTCCCTTAGGGCCTTGCGCTCCGGGCGCTCCGGTAGGCCCTTGCGCGCCTGTAGCGCCTTGCGCTCCGGTAGGGCCTGCCGGCCCGGTTGCGCCCGGAGGCCCGGTGGCGCCTGTAGGGCCTTGCTTTTCGGCCGGCCTAGGGAGTGAGAGCGGCATTAGGTAAGCGCCTCGTCCCACTTAGTTGCGCCCATCTCATCCCACCGGGTTGTCGCCGGCGTATCGTTCCACCGGCCTAGGGATACGGGAGGCCCGAAACAATAGGCACCATCCCACGTGCCGGGCGCGCTATCCCACGTCATAGCCGGGTCAATATCGTCCCATCGCGGAGGCGGATTAGTCCGGCAATAGTCGCTAACCGTTAACTCGATTTCGTGAACACCCCATGCGAGACGTTCCGTATATCCCTCTACCCAGGCGAGAACAGAGGTAGGCGTCTGTCCGGTAGCCGGCAGGCCCGTAACCCGTAACAGCCCGTGCAACTCGAGGCCTAGAATCGCGCCGGTTTCCGTTTCCGTGAGGCCGGCAATATCTACGGGTAACGCTTGCAGCATCCATACCGGGTAACTATTCTGACCCAGGATCATATAGACGGTTTCTTCGGCATCCGCGAGCGTTGCTAATTCCGTGGTAACCGAATATTCATAGCGCCCGAACCGGGCTACGCTCTCCGGCGCCTCCGCGTAAAGGCGCGGCGCCTCCGTGGATTCGCCTTCCGGTGGGTCTACCGGCCGCACCCCGTAGCCTAGGGAAATCTGATTCACTAGCCCGGAGATATTGCGCAACCACGATGGGGTCACCAAGATATCGCAAGCGTCTAATTCAAGGGTGACCGGAGTATTCCGCCTATGCTCCGAATCTGCGTAACGGATTTCGCCGGCACGGGTTTCCCACACTAGGCCTCCGGCGCTGTTAGCCGTGTCTTGCGCTACCTCGAGCGCCGCCCGCGTGTCGATATCTCTGGGGATAATCTCGACTGTTCCCGGATCACTATGGGCCGGGTCAAGGGTGACGCCGGCTAACTCGAAAACACGAGCCACGCGGGCTCCGTCTAATTCTTGAGGAAAAGGCACGTCACCCACCACGCGCCGGGCGTAATCCGCGAGAGTAGAAACAGCGACAATCTGTCCGATACCGGCGTCCGGCGTATCCGGGCCGGCATCGTCCCAGCCGATAGTTAGGTCTGTGACGCGGCCGGTAAAACGCCGGTAAGCCGTGCCGGCTAGGTGAGTGTCGATAATCACCCACGCTCCGATATCGACAATCGGCGGCAGAGGCGCGCCCGGACCCACGGTTACCTCGAGCGTCGCGGAAGCGGCCTCCGGCTGGTTAGCCGTGTCCGTGCGCCCGTACCGGATCGAAACTCCGTCTAACAGGCATGAGATATCCACAGGGGTGCCGGTAGGCGTCTCCCTATCCTCATAGACGTTAACGGTATGCGTCCCGATCATCCGGTTAGACCCATGCGTCTGTCGTGCCCGGCAAGGATGCGCCTAATCTGTCGTGCCGTAGCCTCCGGATCGATAGCGCCGTTAACCACGACTGTCGGGCCGGTAACCGTCCGGCCGGCGCCTAGCGCGCGCGGGTTAGCCACGGCCGGCGCTACGGTGCTGCCCGTGAGAGCCGGCACTAGGGAAAGGGTGTCGGAGCCGTTGCCGCCTCCGCCTCCGCCTCCGGCACCCTTGACAGCCTTCCTAATAGCCTTTTTGAGTGCCTTAGCGAGATTAGTGGCTAGCGTTTCCGCCCAGCCGTCTAGGGTTTCCTGCTTTATTTCGAGCCCATCCACAATTCCCTGTTGTGCTACTTGCATAGCGTCATAGAGGCTAGTTGCCGTATTCGTGCCTAGCGCCGCTGAGGCGGCATCCAGTGACGCCTGTAGCGCGTTAGCCTCCGCGATAGCGGCCGGGCCTCCGGCCGCGAGGCCTTCCGCGATAGCGGCGCCGCCTTCCACGCCGGCATTAGCCAGGTCGCGTACGGCTTGCGGAGATAGGCCGGCCGCCGCGAGGGTTTCGATTAGGTGCTGGAAATTCTGTGTCGCCTCTACCCGTGACCGCATATCCGCCAGGATTCCCTCTGCCGTGGTCTGTTCCTTATCCGACAGATTAGAGATAGCGCCGAAAGCAAGCGCCGCGTTAGTAATGCCGTCCGCGTACGCCTTCCGCTCGTCTTGAATAGCCACTAGTTTTTCGCGCGCGTCCGCTAGGTCTTTATAAACCTTTTGACGTTTCCTAGCGTTCGCCTCGAGCGCCGCTGTTTCGTCGGATGCCGCCTTGATTACAGACTGGCTAGCCTGCCGGGCCTTTTTGTCTGACTTGAATTTCTTTTCCATTGTCGCGGACACGGTTTCCGCTACCGCTTCGGATATCGCCTTGACGCCGGCTAGCCCGTCTTCCATGCCTTTCTTGAGGCCACCCATAACGTCTTTGCCGATATCGACCATCACCCGCGAGGGAGAGTGAGACTTAAAGGCACCCTTGAAAGCGTCCGTCACCTTATTCGCTAGTTCGTGGGCCTTATTCAACAGGGAACCGGCCATAGAGGAAATGCCGTTAAGCAGGCCACGGATAATATCCGCTCCGATACTAAACAGCCATGTGCCGGCGCCGGCTAGCATGCCTTGAATCTTCGTGCCTAGCGTCCTAAAGGTTTCCCACACTTGACCTATTTTTGACTTGACCCCATTTAGTACCTCTCCGGCTTTACTCTCGAGCCCGGAGATAATGCCTTTGACGGTTTCTACCGCGTTGCGCCACTTTGTCTCGAGGAAGCCGGTTACCTCCGTGACCGCGTTACGGATAGCGGTGACGGCATCGTCCCACTTATTCTCGACACCTTTAATAATCGTCTTGACGGCATCGACAGCATTACGCCACTTAGTCTCGAGCCAGTTAGTAACCGTCGTTACAGCCGTTTTCACGGCGCCGGTAACCGTGTCCCATCCGGTTTGCACGCCTTTAATTGCACCCTTGACGGCATCCACGGCGCTCTGCCAGGCGGTTACTAGGAACCGGGCTACCGCTCCGATAACCGTTTTAATCAGGGTGAAAGACGCATCCACGAAATTGCGGAACCATGAAACCTTTTTGTAAGCGACAACTAGCGCAACACCTATGGCGACAATCGCTAGGGCTACTAGGGCAATAGGCGCGGACAGCAGAGCGGTTACCGCTAGCGCCGCGTTCATTACCACGATAGCGGCAGCAATTCCGCCGATAACTCCGATAAGGATAGACGTAACCGTCTGATTCTTTTCCATCCACGCAAAGAGTTTGCCTAGGGCCTCGACCACGACGGTTATAGCCGGCAACAGCGCCGTACCTAGCGCCGCTTGCATATCTTCCATTTTCGCGGAGGTACGTTGCGCCTGCCCGGCCGCAGTATCGGATTCGCGTGCGAAAGCGCCGTGCGCGTCTGCGCTCTGTTCCGTGACTAGGGCTAGTAGCGCCGCTGTTTTCGCTTGCTTAGCCTGCGTTCCCTCGAGTTTGTCGGTTCCGTCTGCCGCCATGCGGGCCGCAATATCCGCCTGTTTGATTGAAATGCCGTACTTTTCGATGGGGTCGGTTTCACCACGGAGAGCGGAGCCTAGGGCCTCGACCGCTTGCGCCGCTGTGCCGCCGAATTGTGCGGATAGATCAGCGCCGGTCTTAATCAGGCCTTTAGTCTTATCCGCTACCTTGCCTAACGGCACGCCCATATTCTTGAGTTGCGCGCCTAGGACGGTAGCCATTTCCTCATATTGCGATGAGGCTAGGCCTACGGAATCAGCGGAGGTTTTAGCCCACTTATGCACACTGTCGGCACT